TTACGTCGCGCTTTCTATACACAGGTTCAGATGTTAGCTTGAAATTGCTGGCATTAAGACGGTGAACAATTGTACCCGAACGGGTCATAATGTCAGGGTGCTTAGTTGTGTCGTTATTAATAGCTTCCACTACAATAATTTGCGATGATATGGTTGGGCTGTTTGCTGGATTGTTTGCTGGATTGTTTGCTGGATTGTTTGCTGGACTGTTTGTAACAGGATAAGTATAGTATTTGATGCTAATCTTCGACGGGTCAATGGGCTTACCATTTTTGTAGACAAGCGTATTAAAATGACTGTCGACCCAGAGCTTGAACATATCCATTTGCTGGGGGGTGGCACCTTCGACGCCAACAATTGTGCCATTATCCTTGATGCCCATGACAAGAATGCCTTGGCCGCTGTTAAGAAAGCCAATAACGGTTTCACGGTATTTTGGAAGGCCGCTGTTGCCCACAGATTTGTGACGAAATAGACCGGCGAAAACGGACACTTCTTTGAACTCGACTGTGCTGCCCTCCTGAAATGGTACCTTTTCGCCGTAGACCCACGTGTTGGGCAGGGTGGGTATCATTTGATTTATTAATGGAAGGTGCTTTTTGCTGCTGCAGCACGTGGTCTTGGAGACTATTATATTCAAATTTATCTTTATTATGGTCTAAAAGCGGCGCGCTAAATATACCTATGATATTAGTGCCGTTGGGCTACCATTGTAATATAACATACTTGTTGAAGCAGCTGGGCTTGAAGACTGAAACCGGCCTGTTTGAATGGCTAGAAAGTAAAAAATTACAGTATATTACTGACATTATTGATGCCCTGGCTTCTGGGCTATGTGCTGCCGATATTATTAAGGGCGTAGATAAACATATTTATTTGCTGCACGAGCACTTATACACGTTTCATTATGATGTGGCTCCTTATGCCGACATATTTACGCGGCGCGCGGCACGTTTCTTGGAGTTGGTAAGGAATGGTTCTGAGTTACTTTTTGTAAGAATAAATACACTTGTGGCGGAAGACACAACCATTGAAGAGTTAAATGGACTGTGTGCAGCGCTAAGGCGTATTAATCCTGGGCTTTTGATTAAGTTTTTATTAATCCAGACCGTCTTTGATGACGACGATTTAGTGATTTTAGACAGTGGGCTGCTAATGGAGGGGGTCACGCTTATTCAACGACACTTTTATTATGCAGATTGTAAGGACGACGTTTATTTACGAAATAATCCTGGTATATGTAGGCAGTTTGCAGAATTTTTGCAGGAGGCTGGCATTGAGATTTGTTAAGATTTTTATATTATAGCAGGTTTGAATATAATATAAAAATAATATAAAATATAAAAATATAAAAATAAAATAGTTTTTCAGTATTTAATTATACGTAACCTGTCATAAGACTGGCTATCTCTGGTGTCACGGTCAATAGGCCATGAGTAGCACTTGGTGCACCGATGTTGTCACTAAACATAAATACTTCTACTGTGGGTGTGTAGCCAATGCTTGGCGCAGTGTTAGCAGTATTTTGGTTAATAATACTATCATATGAGTTTAGTAGTGTGACACTGGCTGCAGGCGCACGTGTTAGAAAGGTTTTGCCAAAATTATAGGCGGCATATGAATCGTTAAATTTTACAAGGAAACCGTCACCAATGGCTTTGTGAATCCAGAGCATCCACATTGGCGTCTGTATGTGTTTTGTTGCTTATATTTTGCTGATTGTTTATATAGCTTCAATTTTATATGGGTGCCTCCTTAGTTAATACTTCGTAAATACGCATAAACATTTCGCCTGTAGTTTTGATGCTAATACACTCGTCAGTAACACTTTTGCCATATATTAGGCCGCGCTTGCCTTGGGCGATGGTATGCTTTTGATTACCCTCTTCAATATTGGATTCGACCATGATGCCGCATATGGGACTTGTATATGTGGTGTTTGCTGTCTGCAGCTGCTCTAAAATGGAGTCCAGTACCTTTGTTTGATTGCGGAAGTTTTTACTGGAGTTGCCATGACTACAATCGATTACTATTTTGGTGGTAATGTTTTTGGCTTTTAGAGCGTTTTCCACACGGGCTACATGTGTAGGGGAGTAATTGGGGCCGCTGGATGAGCCACGTAGTATAACGTGCAGGGTAGGATTACCTGCTGTTTTGACAATGCTGGATTGGCCGTCAGGGTTTATGCCAAGAAAGGTATGGGGCGTTTGCGCACACAGGATTGCGTCTATGGCAATATCCACGTTGCCATCTGTACCGTTTTTGAACCCTATGGGCGGGCTTAGGCCAGAGGCCAATTCGCGGTGTAGCTGACTTTCAGTAGTGCGGGCACCTATTGCGCCCCATGAAACCAGGTCTGCCAAATACTGGGGTGTAAATACATCCAGAAACTCGCAGGCTACGGGCAAGTTTAGATTGTTGATTTTTAGAAGCAGGTCACGTGCAGCGTTAAGCCCATAGTTAATATCATTGGACCCGTCCATATGTGGGTCGTTAATAAGGCCCTTCCAGCCAACGGTAGTGCGGGGCTTTTCAAAATAGACGCGCATGACAATATACATCGAATCAATGTAATGCTGGCGATAAGACGCAAGTTTAATGGCATAGTCAAAGGCCGCATCTGGGTCATGAATGCTACAGGGTCCTACAATCACTAATAGGCGCTTGTTTTGTCCATGTATAATTGCGGCAATATCTTCACGGTGGGCGTTAATAGATGCAGCGGTGGTGGGTGGCAGGGGATGACGGTCCTTTAGCATTTTGGGACTAATAATTGTGGTTATGTCCACAACATTTACATCATCGGAAGCCATCTTTTTACGGGTGGATAACTATCTCTATTTATGTATTTATTAATCTTTATACCGTGGCATGGCCACGCGGCAAGCCGTGCTATGCTCTGTTTTATCATTTATTACATAAATATATGATAAAAATTATAATGGGCATAGGGCTTTGCTTTAGCGGCGTCTGCTGTAGCGCTTGTTGCGTCTGCTGCGCTTGCCACCAAGGCCCAGGAAGCCCCAGCCAAAAAGGCCCGTCGAAGGCTTGGCTGCAGGGGCAGCGTTGGCTGGCTTAGCACCAAAGGCCTGCGCGAATCCCATCATGCCATTCATGGCATTGTATTGGGCCTGCATCATCTTCTTCTTTTGTGGGTCAGTCTCAATGGCGATTTGCGCTGATAATTTTAGCTTAGCTTCCGCCATTTGGGCGTTTGCTGCAGCATCGCCACCGCGAACGCGGCGCCGTGTAGAACGTCTGGATGGCATATTCTAATGTGTCGTGTGATTTTTATCATGGTGTCCAGTAGGAGAAACAGAAATGCGCATAGCTGTGCTAAGTCAAAACTGTGCCGGGCTAAATGCAGATATTACATTTGATAAAATATTATCCAAGGACCCGGATGTCTATGTAGAAATGACGCAGGAGGACGCACGGCCGGTCACTGGGTCTACCTTATTGGTAAGCAGAAAGCTGGACAAATACCGGGTATTAACTACGGTAGGTCTAAATAGTGATATGTCTTCACAGAATCTAATTATGACGTGCCTTACAAAGGAACCCATGGACTATATTAGCGGCAGCATACCTATATCACCTTCGGGCAACAAAGCGGCTCTTTATGCGCAGGGCTTAATACATCACGTATCGCGCATGGGTTATAGCAAGGGTGCAGTATACATAAAAGTTCTAGGACCACGACCGGTATTGCTTATTAATATGCATTTGCCAATGTCAGGAGCCAAGGACTTTTTTACTGGAGCGTTGAAAAATGGGACCCTGGGCTTGGCTTACCGGACTGCTGCTTTTCAGGAGCTTTTAATGGACGTAAGGCATTTAGTGGATAAAAACACCACTATTTTTATTGGAGGTGATTTGAATTTTCGCATGGATGCAGACGGAACGGACCAATTGGACACCTTGCTTTTAGGCGGGGAGTTGCCTTATGGTTTGCGCGAAGTTGTAGGACCGCAAAAAACCGCCACGTGTAAATATACACGCCGGTCACGGGCGTGTCGCACGCGGCGGCTGCCACGCAATGGAGTTAGGGAGTTTTTGAAACAAGTGCAGGCGGAATGTGGGGACAAGGGGCGGGTGCCCAGCCGATGTGACCGCTTTTTAGCTGGGGGTACCGGTTTGTTATCTGTGCACCTTGTCGGCACAGAGGTTTTTTTACCTGATTCGGACCACAATGGAATTTATACATGTTTTGATTTAATGCAGTCGGCGTAACTTATTTGCAGTGCGTGTGCTAAATAGTAAGGTGACGGATGTGGGCTGAGGCGTGGTTGTGGTTTCGTCGCTGGGAAAGTTGCTAAGGTCAATAGTAAATGTATTTTCGGGCAATAAGGTAAAGCTTGTTAGCGGCATGGTTAAATTATACCAGCGGCCACCCGCAAGCGTCCCGTTGCTAAGATGGGTATAACTGTGATAAACATATATGTGTGTTGCACTAAGGTCAATTGATACTTTATTTTCTTGCAGTATGTATGTTTGGCCGTCACTAGTTTGGAGGCGGCCTTCTAAAATAGCGGGTCTAACGTAGCGGCGCCAGATATGCGTACCTTTACCGAATTTTCCTGGGCCCGAAATGTGCATTATGCCTAATTATAGCCTATGTGCCAGATTTAAGCTGTTTAAGTGCGCATCACTAAGTTAATCATATTTTAGACTGTAAAATATGATTTTTATAAGAAAAATTGAAGCCATGTGACTCTTACTGATTAATAGCAGTGTGGAGGCCAAGAAGCCTAACGCAAAATGTCTTTCGTCTCAACCGGAACCAAGCTTACCTCGGTCGACGATTCCCTGGCCGCCATTGTGCTCACGGACAACAAGGTCATTGTGACCAAGGGCTATGCGGTGGGTCAGGTCCTGAAGCTGGAGGACTGGCTTATCATTGCACCGAAGCGGGCGGCGGGCCTGGTTGATATGCACTCGGAGGTGGTCATTCAGGCGGAGAAAAAGGCGCAGGTGGCGGCAGAGGAGATGGCCTGGCGGGCGCGGGCAGAGGAGATGGCCAGGTGGGCGGCAGAGGAAGAGGAGGAGGAGGAGGCCTGGCGGGCGCGGGCGGAGGCCTACCAGGCGATGGCGGAGGCGGACCTTGCGTTGGCGGCGGTTCAAGTGGACGTCGATGATACGGACGCGTGGCCTGCTGCATGGCCGGCTGCGTGGGCCACGCACATGCCTGGTCGCTGAAGTCGGACCTGTAAAATCAAAAACAAAATATAGGAAAAAATACCGGTTTTTGTTTATACGGACTTCTTTAATAGATTGTTTTTCTATTGGGTTATGCGCTGTTTAATAAAACAGAGTGCTTCATCTGTGCGGTCAAACAATAATATGAAGGGTTTGGGTTGGGCTTGGGACAGGGTCTGTGTTTTGTATCCTTGGACAATTGCGGCCAAGGCGGCAAGCTTGTCTTTTTCTGTGGCCCCTTGAAGACCGTAAATGGGGTCCAAATATTCGTTAATTAATTCGGCCATTGTAAAGCGCTGATTGGGTTTTGTTAATTGAATGCATGGGCCGGGTATTTGTAAATCTAAATTATGGACTTTGAAATGACGGGCCATACTATCTACCGATTTAGGTGAAAATTAATAGGTTAATACTTAATTAAGCGTTGGGCCACAGTTGCTGCCTTTTCGGCTATACCAGTTACCTTTGCTATAGGACCCGCTACATGGGCAGCCACGCGAAATGCTGCATTTTTGCTCGACAATGTATAATTGGGGTGGCCTGAACCATGATTTACAAATCGGTGGCTTGTGCCTGCTAAACCTGATGCTGTTGCACAGCTGCTGGCGGCCATGGCCAGTGGCCCAGTAAATGGTGCTGTTAGTGGAAG